AAAAAAACCTATATCCTCAGGCTTAAGGCGGAAATAGACCATTTCGCGGAACGTATTAAGGAGGAGTAAACATGAATGGGTAGGTTTGATTGTATATTTGCACCAATTCACAACAACGGAACTTGCAAGCGAGAAAAGCTAGGCAAGTATGAGTTCAGGAAGAAGGCGTTTTCATCTATTAGAGCGTGTGACGGTTTTTGCAAGGATTATATTCCGTCGCCGTGGTGCAAGTGGATATTGGAAACGTGGGTAGACGCAGACCACTTCAAAGAGCAAGTGAAAGCAGAAGATGGGGAATATTGCTTTGATCCTCGGTATGTGTCCTATGTTGTAAACGGTGAGAAAGACGTTTGGTATCGCGTAAGGTATGCCGATTTTTATAACGGCAACCTTATCCGTCCTGACGGCAAATTCAACGCTTACGAAAAGGTGTATTACAAGCGTGTAAAAAGGTATTTTGGCTATAAACTGATTACTGAAAAAGTTGACGGCGTGGAGCTAAAATAAAAAATATAATTAAAGCAAGGAGATATTAAAAACATGAATAAAATTATTTTATCAGGCAGATTAACAAAGAACCCGGAAGTGAATTATACTAGCGGCGGCAAGGTTTATACAAAATTTTCCCTTGCTGTAGAGAGACCGTTCGCAGCAAAAGAAAAGAAAGTAGATTTTTTTGACTGCACAGTCTTCGGCAAAACTGCCGAAATGGTAGGAAATAACTTCTGCAAAGGCAAAAGAATGTTGATTGAAGGCCATATTCAGTTTGATGATTATACCGATAAGGCAGGCAATAAACGCCGTAGTACTCAAGTTATGGTAGAACGAGTATATTTCATCGAGAACCGCGGAAACGTTGCTCAAAACGGAAGTACGGAAGTGCCAACAGGCGGTTTTGATTCTATGGGCAGTGATATCATTGTTGATTTTTAATTAAAAAGGGGGGCGTACTGAATGTTAAAAATTATCATTCCGGGCGAACCTACAGCACAAGGCAGACCGCGATTTACCACTATCAGCGGTCATGCCGTTGCTTATGATCCGCTAAAAAGCAAAAACTATAAAGCATTTGTGAAAAACCTGACAAGACAGGCGATTATACAGCAAGGTTGGGAATTTACAGATATGCCAATCAAGGTTGACGTTACAGCCTGCTTAGGCATTCCGAAAAGCAAAAGCAGGAAGTTTAGAGAGGGTGCATTATCAGGAAAAATATTGCCTGCCAAAAAACCAGATGCCGATAATCTGTTTAAAACTGTTACTGACGCAATGAGCGGAATTGCTTATGCGGATGATAAACAAATATGTGTAACGACAATTTGTAAAATTTATTCTGATGAGCCTAAAGTAATTATCAAGATAGAGTTATTAGGAGCTGACGGGCAATGAATAATATATCTTTATTCGGGATTGTAACCTTTAGCCCGATGTTGAAGACCACGCCGAAAGGCAAAAGCTATTGTGTGGTCACCTTGCTTGTTGATAGAGGTTACAAGCAGAAGGAAAGCGACAAGTACACTATTAAGGACTTCATCCCGATATGGTTTTGGGGACACAATGCAGAATATATCGCAAGATTTGTAAAAAAGCATGATTTACTCTGGGTGACAGGAGAGTTGCAGTCTACGAGCTTCATTTCCGGAAAGGACGGGCAAAGGTACTGTAAGCTATATGTACTTGCCAAAAGATACGGTCAGGGCGGTATACGTCCTGCCTATTTACAGGAAAGGGCAAAAGAACTTGTTGCAGAACGCGAGGAGAAAAAGCGTTTAAAAGAAGAACAGCTTGCAGAGGAGAAAGCAAAGAAAGAACACGCAGAACAGCTTGAGAAAAAACGCGAACAGCGGAAACACGATGTACATGATCCCGTTGTTGACTGGGAAGAGTTTAACTGGTAGCTATGAGTGGGAAGGTGATATAGTTTGCTTTACAAAGAAATTGAAGAATACGCCGAGGCCCTTTTGTTTGCACGCAAGGCAATTGCAGACGCAGTAAGAAACAAAAGGGCCCAGCAGAAAGCAGAAAGACTAGATTTTCTTTTCCGCGACGGTCGCTTCGACCCGACAGCCAACAAAGTAATCAAGGATATGACACCTATCGCCGTTGTCAGCTGCTGCCATTTAGGGCAAACGTTTCTTGTGTACCGTCCCGAAGATTGGCTTGACACGATGAAAAAAGCATTCGTACTTTTCCGGCAACGCTTCTCAGGCAAGGCGTACCGAACAATACAACATCGGTATCTTTGGGAATGGTCGGTGACGAAATGCGTTGTTACGGAAGGCATAGCCAAAAGGACGTACCAAACAAGAAGAACAGAGTTTTTACACGGCTATGTCATGCTTGCAATACAGGCAGGACTTGTAGAGATTGACGCTTCTGTCGATACACTGAAAAAACTGAACAGAGAGTAAAAAAAAGAGAGAGTGCAAAATAAAAATTGCACTCTCTCTTTTTAGCTTCTTCACATTCTTAAGTTGAGAATGTTTATATATCGCTTCTTCTCGTTTACTGGTATTGCTACTGGTACGACATTATGGAGCAAGCAGGTATAGACCATCAAAGCACGACCTACACGGCCGTTACCGTCGGGAAAAGAATGCATTTTTTCAAAGCGGAAATGTTGCAGGCAAACAGCTTCTATTATTTCGCGGTTTGTTTTTGCATTGGCAAGGTGTCGCTTCTATTGCTTCATGGCATAATACAGAGTGGTTCACGCATATATACAACCTCCTAAAAGTATAAAAGCCTTTCAATATCATAGCATATTGAAAGGCTTTTTCACGTATTATTATTTTCAAATTTCCCAGCAAGGCCAAATGCATAATACGCCGTTGCTAGCCTGCTTATAATCAGCTTCTAAAGATTCTGACACGAGAGCCACCCGACATAAAAGCATTGATAAACAAAATGCTAAATTATTATATAATTCAGGCTAGGGACTAGCCGTAGAGCTTGGTAAATATAGTTAGGTTATTAACTACTTCCCAAGAAGCTCCCACTTCTTAAAGTGGTGAGTGGTTCACAATAGTACCTGCTCCTGATAGTGGTTTGTTGTCGGCGGAACGGGTGGCACGCCTATTTTCGTGTATTCTCCGCTTTTAACAGTTTCGCTTCCATGCATTGTGCGAATCTCGTTTAAGCTGAATTCTTTACGGCTTCTGCGTACCCAACTATCAGCGTGCCAGTACCACGCTAGTTTCTTTCCCGCCCAATGGAGACCAGCTTCTTTTAGTTCATTTTTAACGGCTTTTGTGTCACCTGATACCCACAACCAAGTACCACAAATTTCTATTTTGATGCCTTCTAAAGTTATGATTTTCCCAATTTTGTCAGCCATTTCACGAGCTTCTTTTACTAGTTCGTCGGCGGTTTTTTGCGTACCGTCCGCTTTTTGGTGGCGTTTCCAATTTTGCTCACCAGTAGCTAGGATTTTTGCAGCTTCTTCATAATCAGCCTGCATTCTTTTAAATTCGGCTGCGTCCCCACCTTTATCGGGGTGCAGTTTCAGCACCATTTTTTTATATTCTTTTTTCAATTCTTCTAAAGTTTCTGCGTTGCTAAAATATTTCATCAAAAATTACCTCGCTTTTTGCTTCTTCTTGTCCTGCCATCATCAGCACCGAGGCGGACGTTCCCCCGATGGACGCCCGTTAGGGCGTTTCGGCTGTTTATAAACAATTTATCCAAGTTATAGGATCCTTAAAGCAGCTTTGCAGCTTCTTTTTAGCGTTTTTCAGTTTCCTTTCTGTAAAATCTTCGACATTCCAAGCTTTCCAGATTTGATTAGTATCGTCGGTGATAAAAATCATGTTTGCAACTTTTTCGATTTTGTAGGTCATTTTTCTTCTTCCTTTCTTTGCTTCTTAAGATTTATTGGCCTTAATAAATGGGGTTAGCTTTTGCGAGCTCCCACTCCTCGCCAAACTTAGCAAGGTGAGCTGCTGCATAAGCGTCAAAAAACTCCTGCTCAGTGCAAGGTGCAAGCTCGGAGCTAAGCTCTCTGCTCAAATCATCGTCCATGTGGTAGGTTGTTGCCTTAAAATCAAGCTCAACACCATACTCGTTAACCACCAGACGGCGCCCCTCAATGTTGGTGATTTGGACCTTATCACTGTTAGCAGCAACATATGCCCATGCGTCGGCGATAGTATCAAACAGCTCATTACAGCTGTAAACCAGTTTGCCGTTTTTGTTTTTGTACAGGCAGCATACGCAATCACCTGCAAAAGATGTTTGGTCAATAGTAGCAAAGTTAAATTTTTTCATTTTTTTGTCCTCCAGTAATTTTTAACTCTTGTTGAGTGGTTTGTATCTCAACCACAACTATATAATAACCCATTTTGGGTTATTTGTCAACACCCAAAATGATATTTTTTTAAATTTTTTTTGGTTGCCAAAAACTCAATATTAGTATATAATGGATAAAAAGTAATATAGGGGGTTGATATGATGTTAACGCCAACAATTAAGGGGCTAATAGCTCTTAATGGCTATACAAGGCAACAAGTAGCAGCTGCGTTAGGACTTGCCCTAGCTCAGGGCGTCACTAACAAGTACGCCCGTGATAGTTTTAGCGGACAGGACTTAATTAAGATAGCTAATTTGTGCGGGTGTAGGTTAGCTTTTGTTGATGGCAAGGGGCAAGCTATTTTGACGTTCCCTGAGCTGCCCGCCACGCAGGAGCGGACAGAAGACAGATCCAAGGCGTGACGGCAAAATTGATATCAGCGTTGATGCTAAAAACAGTGACACAAAAATTTGACAATTGGTGAGGCACGCAACTGCAAAAATAGTGTGCTATAATGGTAATTGCATAAAGTAGATGTTGATGTTTGAGTGCAAAAAAAAACGTTAAAAACGTTAAAAACAAAAAGGCTTGATAAGTGTTTAGCTTATCAAGTCTTTTTTTATGCATAAAAAAATATATTAAAAAATCATAGTGCATTAAACGTTAGTTATGTAACACTTTAATGCACTAAAATTTTATAACGATAGATTAAAAAGTATAGTGCATTATAAATATTAAAGATAGGTTATACACTTTAATGCATTAAAAATATATATAGTGTTTAATGCATTATAAATATATAGTGCATTATAGTATTTACAATGCATTATAAATATTATTAGTGCATTATAAAGTACTAATGCACTATGAATATATAGGAGTTTGTAAATATATGTTTAATGCATTAAAAGTATTAAAAAATACAAATGCATATAGGGTTAAAACCAATACAGGAGATAAAGAGCTAAACAGCCTAAAAGATAGCGTTAAAAGCTATAGAGAGCTTAATAATAATATTAAGGCGTTAGGTAGAGAGGCTGCTGTATTGGAGTTATCAGACATCCAAGCTTTTTGGTTGCAAATCATGATGGACAGCAAAGCCAGCAATAAGGATAAGCTGACAGCTAGCAAGTTATACGCTCAATCACTAGGAGCATTTGACAAGCAGACAGCTAGCAACAAATCTGGCAAGGCTGTCTATAGTTGGTCTAGTGACGTTGTAGACGCTGACGTCATTAAGGCTGACGACGGCTAAAAAAGTGCAAATTTAACATAACACATCTTATCGGACGTAAAAAGACACAAAAAGGACAAATTTGTGAACTCAACGTACTACACCGATAACAGGCAGGGAGTCCCACGCATTTTTATTTTTTTTGATTGTTTGGCGATTAAAAAAATAGCTGGCAACGATTCAAAATTTTTCTTTTTTTTTGTTTTTTTCACGGAAAGTTTTTTGACTTTCTTTTTTCTGACGGAAGAGGGGGTGGGGGATACCCAAACTTTCGACACGCGTCGGGGGTGGTAAACTCTCCCAAACTCCCGGAGCAATTTTTTCAAGGGGTAAACGATGGAAATCAGTGAAGAAAGAATATTTTTACCATACGCACCTAGGGCGATATGGAAGAAGAAACTTCATAGTGAGCTAAGCAGGCACAGGTTTGCCGTCATTGTCGCACACAGACGTTTCGGCAAGACGATAGGTATGGTGAATCATCTTATCAGGGACGCGTTAAGCAGTGACAAGATAGCACCGCAGTATGCATTAGTAGCACCGTATACCAACCAAGCGAAAAAGATTGCGTGGTCACCTCTGAAGTATTACACGCACGTTATCGACGGGATAAAGACGAATGAAACGGAACGCTACGTAGAGTTCCCGAGCAAAGTCCCGGGAGCTCAGGGAGCAAGGATATATATCATCGGTGCTGATAACCCTGACGCATTACGCGGTACGTACTGGGACGGGGTAGTACTTGACGAATACGCGGACATGAAACCCGAGATGTGGAGTCAGGTAATCAGACCTGCGATAGAGGACAGAAAAGGGTACTGCTACTTTATCGGCACGCCTAAGGGGCAGAATGCGTTCTATGAGATATACCACAACCACATAAACAACGACAGATGGTTCACTTATATCTGCAACATATACGAGAGCGGGATTTTCGATGAAGCCACGATAAAAGAGTTGCAGGAAGATATGAGTGACGTTGAGTTTGCTCAAGAGTTTTTGTGCGACTTCTCGAAGGCTGCGGTAAACGAGCTTTTCAGCATGGAACTGTTAGACAAGATGTTCGGCAGAAAGCTTACTGACAAAGACGTACCTGCTGATATGCCGATTATACTTGGCACAGACGTAGCACGTTACGGTGACGACAGGACCGTAATCTGGAAACGGCAGGGACTTATGGCAGAAGCGAACCCGAGGGTGTTTAAACAGCTGAACACTATGGAAGTAGCGGACAAGGTTATGGACGCCATGAACGCAGGAAGAGCCGATATGACGTTTATTGACGTGGGCAATATGGGTGCAGGCGTAATCGACAGAATACGGCAGATGGGATATACCAACGTGAGCGAGGTAGCGTTCCAGGGTGCGGCCATAGAGAACAAGCGTTATGAGAACATCAGGGCTGAGATGTACTTCAAGCTTAAGGAATGGGGAGAAAACGGTGGAGCAATGCCTGAAGAACCCGGCTTAAGAGAAGAGCTTGCAGCCATAAGATATAAATACTCTAAAAACGGAAGGCTGATGCTTACGTCAAAAGAGGAAATCAAAGAGATGTTAGGACGTTCTCCTGACTTGGCGGACGGACTGGCACTTACATTCGCACGGCAGGTAGCACCAAGACGAAGGCTGAGGCCGGGCGAAAAGAACAGATATATGTGTAACACAGAATATTGCATTATGGACAATGTAGTTTAAAGGGGGATGTAGACAATGGGAGCAATTAGTAAACTTTTCGGTGGTAGACCTAGTGTACCTAAAGTTGAGCCTGTAGCACCTGCACCGACCACTATTGCGAGCGGTGAAGTAGAAGATACTTCCGGTGAAGGCAGCAAGAAAAGAAGAAGAGGTTTTGCAAGCACACAGACTTCTACTATTGCAGGCGACGCAGGCAGTGGCAGAAGCACTTTAGGCTAAGAGGTAGAGCAATGAACCTTGAAACAATCGCAGGCAGTGCAAAGACAGAGGGGACACCGTTCCCTGCTGATACACCGCCTGTAAAGAAAAAACTCCCGGATAAGAAGCGTTTCAACAGAAAGATGAAAGAGTTGTATGAGGCGCGCAGGGAGTGGGAAGACAGATGGAAAGAAATCAGAGATTACCAACTGCCTTTTGTAGGTGATTTTGATAATACCTCTGATAAGACCAATCCTGCACGCAGACGTGATTATAAAATCGCACAGGGTGTAGCGTGGCTTGCGGCACAGGTTTTTGCGTCTGGTATGATGAGTGGCCTGACACCACCTTCTCGTCAATGGTTCAGGTTTGCATATAAACAGCCCGAGCTTAACAGCAACGTAGACGCAATGAAAGTCCTTGACGAAAGGCAGGAGATAGTAGCGTACGTATTATCCAAGAGCAACTTCTATAACAGCGTACACAGCGTCTATCTTGAACTGCCATTCGGGCAAGCACCACTTGCGATATTTTACGACCCTCAGAACGGGGTACGTTTCCAGGCAATGACAATCGGCACATATGCTTTAGGTGTTGATGGTTTCGGCAAGGTACAGACCTTTGCTAAAAAGTATGAGATGACGTTGGCACAGATCATTGATTGTTTCGGACTGGAAAGCCTGCCTGAAAACATGAGAGGGATGGCAGAAAACGAAAGCACCTTAAGCAAGAAATATACCGTCAACTGGCTTGTCGAGCCGAACGACGAAAGACTGCCGGGCTATATGGACAACCTGAATATGCCGTACAGAAGCGTCTACTGGCTTGATAAATCAGCAGAAGATGAATACCTGTATGTCGGTGGGTTCGAGGAATGGCCCGTTCCTGTAGGGCGATATCTCGTAAACGGATTGGATGCATACGGACGCGGTCCGGGGTGGTTTGCAGAAGGTGACAGCAAGATGTTGCAGATGATGAAGAAAGACTATCTGACAGCC